CTGTTTCTGGATTCGCTACACTAGACAATGTAGATCAAACAGGCGATGTTGTAACGGCAGAAGCAAGCATGAAAGCATTTGAAAGTTTTAGAGGCAATCTCAGAGAGATGCATCAGCCACTAGCTGTAGGCAAAGTAGTTTCTTTTAAACCAGAAACATACTATGATCAAAAGTCAAAAGAGTTTTATAACGGAGTGTACGTTACATCATACATCTCAAAGGGCGCACAAGATACATGGGAGAAAGTTCTTGACGGAACACTTTCAGGTTTTTCAATCGGCGGAAAGATTAAAGAGTCAGACAACGAAATGAATAAGTCAACAGGAGAGACTGTAAGATTTATTAAGGATTACGATCTAATAGAATTATCAATTGTTGATTCACCAGCAAATGAAATGTGCAACATTATATCAATTGAAAAGATGAACGGCCAACTTGTATTCAAGGGAATGGCTGCAGATGTAGTTACAGAAAATATTTTTTATTGTGAAGAAAGCGACTCTGTCTTTATCTCGACAGACAAAACATATGCTTCTCCAGTTACTGGAAAAGAAGCTACGCTTATTGGCTGGGTTGAAAGCTCAGACATAAACAAATCAAAAGAGATAGATAAGATTCTTGCTTCATTCAAGAAGTCAAGAGTTCCGTTGCCTGGAATACAAACAATAGCAAAACAGGTAAACGTACAAGGAGGTAATGAAGTGGAAAAACTAAACGTAACAGCTGAAGATTCAGCAGTAGTAACTGTAGAAACAGCAATCGTTGAAGAGACCGTAGTCGCATCTGATGCATCTGCAGTCGAAGATGCACCAAACGCTGATAACTCAGTGGAAGATGCAGACTCTGCTTCTGTAGATGTCTTTAAGTCAGTTGATGCTCCTCAAGCAGAAGCTGCAGTTGAAGAACCTGATTTTGCAAAAATGTTAGTAGACCTAAAGGGATTCTTTGCAGATACTCTTAGCAAGGCTACAGAGGCAAATGCAGTACAGGTTTCAGAAATCAAAGAAACTGTAGAGACTTTTAGCAAGGGCGTAAATGCTCAAATTACAGAGTTAGCAGAAAAGCACAGTGCACTTAGTGCCGCTGTCACAGAAATAAAGGGCACCATTGATGGTGTTCAAAAGCGTGTAGATGCCGTAGAAGGCGATACAGCAATTAAGAAGTCCTCAGACCTTGGCGGGTCTGTTGCACCAGCAGTAAACAAATCAAAATGGAACGGTTCTTTCCTCGGTTCCGTAAACGAAATATTTAACTAGGGTAGGTAAATTATATGAGCAATGAAACATTAGAAAAAGCAATCGCAGCAGGCACAACAGCCTCAACTGGTTTTGCATCAACAGCAGGTGGAGCAGGAGTACACACAGCGTCTGAAAACGGCAATGGTGGTCTTCTAAATCCAGAACAATCAGCTCGCTTCCTAGACTATATGTTCGATTCAACCGTAATTGGAAAAGTCGCACGTACAGTTCGAATGAAGTCAGACACAACAGAGATTGATCGTATGTCAGTAGGAGAAAAGCTTGTTAAGCTTGCATCCGAAGGAGACAACACAGGTGTTAACTCAGCTGTAACTTTCTCAAAGATCTCTCTAACAACAAAGAAGCTTCGCATGGATTGGGAACTTTCAACTGAGTCTCTAGAAGACAATATTGAAGGTGCCGATCTTGAAGATCACATTGCACGTTTGATGGCAACACAAGCAGGAAATGACATCGAAGATGTTATTCTTAACGGTGACGAGTCACTTTCAAGCGATGCACTATACAAGTCATTTAATGGTGTTGTAAAGAAGGCTAAGACCTCTGGTCGTGTAGTCGATGCAGCAGGTGCGGGAATTTCCCGTGCTGTATTTAACTCAGCGCTAAAGGCTCTTCCACGTAAGTACAAGCAACGTCGTACAGACCTTCGCTTCCTTGCAGGATCAAACTTGATCCAAGATTACTTATACTCAAACTCACAGAACATCCAGAATGTTACTCCACAAGATATTGCCTCTGGCATTATCCGTGGTGATGTTCCTGTTCTAGGAGGTCCTGCAGGATATGTAGCTCCATACGCATTTGGTATTCCAATCGTTGAAGTTCCACTTCTTCCAGAGACACAGGCTGGTACATATGCAAGCCCATCAGGATCACACGGAGATGTCCACTTGACATTCCCTAACAACGTGGTAATTGGTGTAAAGCGTGACGTAACAGTTTACCGCTTCTTCTGGCCACGTAAGGACTCAATCGAGTACACAATGTATACTCGTGTTGGTGTTCAAATCGAGCAGGCAGACGCTTGGGTCGTTGTAAAGAACGTTAAGGTTGCTTCCTAATTAGGAATTAATCTCGGAGAAGCCCCCAATTAATTTTGGGGGCTTTTCATTTTAATTATACAATGCTATAATGGTTTTACCTAGAAAAAGGAGTAATAAATGTCTTTTGACACATTAAAGGTCGGAGAGCTAAAAGCAATTGCAGAAGATTTCGCAGTTGAAACAGAAGGACTTAAGAATAAGCAAGACATAATCGCAGCATTATCAGAAGAGGGTGTTACATACGAACTGTATGCCAAGACACTAAAAGATATAGAAGATGCAAAAGAGGAAATTGAAGTCCTTCCAGTATTTGATCCAAAGGCAGAACGTACAGAAGATACTGTACTAGTTAGAATGACAAGAGCAAACTTTAGGTATGACATTTTGGGCCACACTTTTACACAAGAGCACCCATTTGTAGCAATGCACAAAGATTCTGCTCAAGAAATTTTTGATATAGAGGAGGGGTTTCGTTTAGCCACACCAAAAGAAGTACAGGATTATTACGGCTAATCTTAACAACACAAAATGGAAATTATAGTAGGAACAAATGCTCCAGTAAAGCAAAGAGTCTTTTGGAAAGGCGGCATATCCAAAGCAGACTCATTGCCAACAGTTAAGTTTTATGACATAACTGAAGACCCAGCAGTTGCTCCATCTATTAATCCAGCAACTCTTTTACACACACAAACAGCAGAAGAAATAGAAACAGACTTTGGAGTATACAGTGTATACCCACCATTGTCTCTTACAAATAGACCTAGATCATTAAAATTGGTTTGGGAATATGAAGTAGAGGACCAACCAGTAATAAAAGAGCATAAGTTGTTTGTAGTTAAACCATATACTGATTTAACTCAAGCAGCAGATGCATTAGGATTTGGTTTTGATCAATCTGACCCAAATTATAGAACATTTGCAGATCTTACTGCTGCAGAACGCTATGCAAGAAAATTAATTGAAAACTACACAGGTCAACAATTTCATTTATATGATGATGTAAATGTTGTATATTCTACTGGTTCAGATACTTTACCTTTGCCATATAAAATTAATGAACTACATGAACTTTATTTAAATGATATGCTTTTGATAGATAACATTAACCATATAAATAATTTTGCTTTGCCAATTTTTATATCTGATAGTGGTTTTGGATTAAGAGTAGATAGATCAAAAGCTTTAGATAACATCGTTTACTACGCTAATGGAATGGTCCCACCAAGCATTAATGATGCTGGAAGAGGCGTATTTATAAATGGCGGTACTTACAGAGTTGCTGGCAGATATGGATGGGAACATGTACCAGACGAAGTAGAGCTTGCATGCATTGAATTAATGAGAGATTTTTTCTCTAAAGATAAAGAATGGCGCAATAAATATATAAAGAGCATACAGACATTTGACTGGCAGTTCCAATATGATACATCAGCATTTAGCGGCACAGGCAATAACTATGCAGATCAGCTATTGTTGCCATATGTCACAAACAAGATGGTAGTTATTTAAGATGAACAACCTAGTTGATTCTATTTTCAATATGAAGGTAGATGTATATCTGCAAGAAGATTACCAGGACACAAACACTGGTGCTATCAAAAAGTCTTGGATATACCAGAAGACAATCCCCTGCTTTGCAAAAGGAATAATATCTAATTCATCTACTGCAAGAAGCGGAGACAACAGGTCTATATCAACTAAATATGAGAATACTCAAACTATAGAAATTAGAACTCAGACACCAATTACATACAGACAAAAGGTAACTAACATTAAAGATTCTTCTAACAATGTAATCTGGTTTGAATTAAACTATCCAAATGACACACCAACAGTATTTGAGATAGTAAGCTCAACACCAATCACAGACCCGTTTGGAACACTTATGGCATATAATTCAATTGCCAAAAGGTCGGAGAACCAGATAATTGGAGACTAACGGAGTAGCACTATTACAAGCAGCTTCTGGCTTAGAAAGATTAATGGTCGGTTCATCTGCTGCTGGAGTTGTAAAAGATAGTAACGTGGCACAAATATCTGCATTCTTATATTACCAGGCTAATGTTGCAGCAAAGCTTACTTCTAACAAAGCATTTCAAAGACTTTTTAAGACTACAATATTCAATCAGATAGATCAGGACTTTGGTTTATTCATAGACTCACAGGCTCGCACAAAGCCAAAATCACTCCACCATGTATACGAGTGGAATAAGACTGGGCAAACTACTAGCAGACTATTTAAATTAAATAGAATAGACTCAACTGGACTTACATTTAAAATAAATTACAACTTAAAACTATCTAAATCCTCTGTTCCTACAAAAAATAGAAAGCAGAAAAGCAGATATGTTTTTGCAAACAAAGCTGAAGTAATGGAAAAGGGAATGCCAATTATTATTAGGCCGAAATCAGCCGAAAGACTTGTATTCGAGATAGACGGCGAAGCAGTATTTATGCCAAAGGGTAAGTCAGTTACAGTAAGAAGCCCAGGCGGTAGAGCATCTACTAATCAATTTGATCTTGCATATAGTAGATATTTTAGCGGTCCTATGGTATCTCATTCTATTAAGGCTTCTGGATTTCAAAATATATTTGGATCTAAGTTTGAAAAGGCAATAAGAGTTCCTTCTTCTATATCCAAGGTGCGTTATTCTTTTAGTCCAGGTACAATTAGACTACAGGCGGACTCAGCATTAACTGAACAATTTGGAGGAGCAGCATAATGGCAAATTATAATATAGACGCAATGTATGAAATTAGAAAGCACTTATGGCAGGAACTAATACTAAATAGTTTAGTAGATCCTAATTCATACTATAGCGATAACCTAGGCGAAGCAATAATTCCAATTATCCCAGTTCAGCAGGCTCCAGAGATGAGTCAATTTTTAAGCGGCAAGACCCACATTGTTTATGACAAGATAGGGAGCACCTACGAAGAAAACTGGATGATATGTTGCGAAAAGATATCATTTACAATCTATTCAGTAGACCATGCTGAAATAAATGCCATTAGGAATATGATGATGGACGTATTTAGAAGAATGGACGATTCAGCCAAAGACTTAAATAGGTCAAGGTCTACAGACAAGATAATATTCCACAATACTTTAATTGTAGACATGTCTCCCACAGAGCCATCCGAGGAGTTGGCAGGCTTTTTAGCCGCAGACGTAATACTAGAAGTTAAATACTCAAGAACAGTGGGGCCAAACGGTAGATTTGATTAGTTTGCCTTTTGGTTGATTGTAAGATAAAATTATACCAAGAGGAAATGAGCCTAGCCAGCTTGATTTAAAGATTTAAAGTAAGTCAATATATATATATTTATTTAATAATGGAGGTAGTAAAACATGGCAAAGTATAACAATGCTAAAAATATTCTTGTTGGAGCTTCACCGCTTTTCTTGTCTACTAAAGACATCACAACAGCAGGATACGTAGAAAACATGGAGCCTGGTTCAGTTGCAGGCGTAGCTTTCGAAAACGAAACTACATTAGGAACCCCAGCAGTTAAGACAGCAGGAAAGTCTTACACAGAAACTCTTAATTCAGACGGTACAAACAAGTTTCGTAACGTAGGTTACACAAATAACGGTCTTCAAATTACATACAACCCATCATACGGTTCAGTAACAGTAGATCAGCTTCTTGATACAGCAAAACTTTTCAAGGAGTCAATGGAAGTTATGATCGCAACAGAAATGGCAGAAGGTACTCTCGAGAATATTCTAGCCGTATTTGGTCAGGGAACATCAACTTTAGCAAATTCAGGAACAGGTGCAGCTGCAAAGAGCACACTTGGTCTAGAAGCTGGTGCTCTTGGACAAGCTCCAAATGAGCGTCAATTAGTTGCAGTCGGTGCAGCACCACAAGGTGGTTCAGCATCAGCCGATGGTACACTAGGTTTGATTACTGAGCGTGTATATTATGCACGTCGTGTTCTTTCTGTACAACAGTCACAGTTCTCTTTGGCTCGTAACGCAGCATCAACATTCCCAGTAACATTCCGTTTGCTTCCAGACGGTGCTAAGGTAGGTCAGGAATACGGACTAATTATTGACCGTATCCTTTCAACACACTCAGCATAATTAATTCTTATTAATTAGTAAAACCCCCCTAAGAAATTAGGGGGGTTTTATCATTGTATTGGTATTTCTGATATGATACAATAATTAAGACGAGATCCTAGGAGGATTTAAATTGGCAACAACAGTATATGATGTAGAAGAGATTCAACTACAAAATGGCGCAACCGTAAAGTTAAAGCCTTTAACAATTAAAGAGCTTAGAAAATTTATGGCAGCTATTGCAAAGACGGCAGAAGTAACTACAGAAGATGAGACGCTAACCATCCTAATCGATGCTTGTGCAGTAGCACTAGAGAAGCAGCTTCCAGATTTGGTAAAAGATAGAGACGCATTTGAGGATACTCTTGATGTTCCAACAATTAATCGCATCCTTGAAGTTTGCGGTGGCATTAAGATGGACGATCCAAATTTGCTAGCAGCAGCGGTTCTAGCTGGTCAGAACTAGATCTAGCTGCATTAGAAGGAGAAGTATTTCTAATAGGAAACTATAAGAATTACGAGGAATTGGAAGACAACCTTTCAATGCCAGAATTGATTCAAACTTTTAAATCTATGCAAAAGTCTGAATCAGAAAAAAGAAAGTTTTTGGCCGCAATACAAGGCGTAGAACTTGATGGCGCCGAAGAGCAAGAAGAAAGCAAGAGCTTCGAAGATGTAAGAAGAAAGGCTCTTGGAATAACTGCAAGTGCATCTGATGTTGTTTCATTACAAGGTCAGTTTGCTTCAGAAGCAGGGTTTGGTATCGGAGCGGGACTCGGATACAAAAAGGAGTAAGTAGTTGGCAGATCAAAATATAGTTACCAACATAACTGCGACGGCTAATTTTTCTAGCCTAACAGCGCAGTTACAAGCGGTTACTTCTCAACTTTTAAAACTCCAAGCTACAACAATTGGTTTAAATAAAAATTTAACTAGCCAAGTTGGAGTAATGAATCGTCAGTTTGACGAAACCATGCGCTCCACTGGCCAGTTTGCCAGACACTTTGTAACATTAACTTCAGACGTATCTAAGTTTGGTCAGAACCTAGATAGCGGAAGAATGAAGCTAGGACAATATTTTCAAACATGGCAAGGACACACAAGAAAAACTAGCACATTAGTTAAAGAACTAGCTAAACAGCAGGTAATGCTTGAGAATGCAATTATCCAACCACTAGGTAAAAATGCTCAAGGATTAATGCAATATAACGTAATGGTTCAATCTGGACTAGATGCAACAAAGAATAAATCTGCACTATTAAGACAAGAACTATCTATCATGAATAAGGTCATGAATGATGGAGCGGGCCAATTAATTAACTGGGGTAAAAATACACAGTGGGCTGGTAGACAGCTTACAGTAGGACTTACTGTACCATTAGCAGCATTTGGTATGGCTTCAGCAAAAGCATTTAAACAAGCAGATGAAGAGCTTGTTAGACTTACAAAGGTTTATGGCGGTTTAACAGCAACATCATCAGCAGATTTATTAAAGGTAAGAAAAGATGTTGCTTCTTTATCTAGAGAATTAGCATCTGGCTTAGGTGCAAACTTTACAGAAACTATTGGGTTAGCGGCGGATATTGCAGCAACTGGAAAAGAAGGAAATGCGCTTCTAGAAGCAACTAGACAAACAACAAGACTTTCAGTTCTTGGTGAAGTTGATAGGCAAGAAGCAATGAAAGCAACGCTATCAATTCAAACAGCTTTTGGACAAAATACAGATCAGCTAGCACAATCAATTGACTTCCTTAACGCAGTTGAAAACCAGACATCAACAAGCCTTGCAGATTTAGTGGAAGCAATTCCTAAAGCTGGTCCAGTTGTAAAAGCATTAGGCGGAGATGTAAAAGACCTAGCACTTTATTTAACAGCAATGCGAGAAGGCGGAATTAATGCTTCAGAAGGAGCAAACGCATTAAAGTCTGCACTAGCATCTATTATCAATCCAACTAAAGTTGCAAAAGGTTTGTTTATGGACCTTGGGATAGATCTTGGCGGAATAGTTGAAAAAAATGCTGGTAATTTAACTGGAACCATAATGGCATTAAAGGATTCACTAGATACATTAAAGCCACTAGAAAGAGCCAGAGCAATTGAACAGCTATTTGGTAAGTTCCAATTTGCAAGAATCAATGCATTATTTGAGAACCTTGGAAAAGAAGGAAGCCAGACACTTCAGGTATTAGATTTGATGAAGGCTAGCACACAAGATTTAGCTAGAATATCTGAGCGAGAATTAAAAACAATGACTGAATCTGCATCTGGTAAATACAGAAGAGCACTAGAATCAGTAAAGGCAGACCTAGCAGTAATTGGAGAACAGTTCCTAAAGGTTGGAACATTTGTATTAAATGCAATTGATGGAATTGTTAAATTTATTGGACACCTTCCAGGACCAATTAAGGCAGTTTTAGGATTTATTGGAAGTCTTACAGCAATTGCTGGACCTATTATTATGTTAACTGGTGTACTTGCTAACTTCTTTGGATATATAATCAAGGGCATCTTTGCTTTAAAAAATATTGGTAAAGGTGGAACAGGATTTAAACTTTTAACTCCAGAATTAATGGCAGCAGCATCTGCTGCAGAAACTGTAGAGCAATCATTCTATAGCGATACAAAGGCAGCAGCCACATTCTCGGATGCAGTATTAACATTAGCAGCTTCATTTGAAAAACTAAAGCAAAGCGCTATGTCATCTACCGTTGCAACTAGCAACAGTATGTCTACCGTAGCTGGTAACCCAGTAATGCGAGGCGGGGGAAGAATTGTAGACAAAGACAACCCTCTTGTTGGCAAATCATATTCAAGAGACATGTCCCATGTTATTCCAACTGGATCAAAAACTGCAGAACAAAGAGCAGGCGAAACAATATTCTCTACAGTTCCTGGACCGAAGCCAGTAAACCTAAGACTTTCAAATTCACCACAGACATACATGAACGATGACCTTCCAAGAATTCCTGGAATTACTTCAGTTAATGGAGTATCAAATGGAATAGTTGCAGCAGAAGCCGCTAAGTGGCATTCTATGACTGCAGCTTTGGCAATGCAGTCTAAAGCAGAAATAGCATTACTTAAAACTGAAATTGCTGCTACTGGAACAGTTACTGCATCATTAACAGATTCATATCAAGCTTTACTACCTCAAATGACAAAGATAACTTCTTTGGCAGCGGACGAAACAGCATTAATTGTTAAGCAATTGCAGGCTGGTAAAATCACAGTAGAGGCAGCTAGAGCTAAAATATTTGCATTAAATGCAGAAGTAGAAGTTATGTTAGCTCAAACAGCACAGGGTGTAGCTACTGCTCAAGCAAGAAACATAAACTTGGGAATGGTTCCGCTTACATCTCAGCCAGTAGTAAGCGCAGCTGGCAAGTCAAACATGAAAGAGCTTTTTCACAAGTCAGAAACTTCTAAAATAGTAGATTCAATTGCACGTGATCTTGGTGTTAGAACATCTGGTGCTGGTTACAGTATTCAAACAACAAAGCCTAGATTTAATGCTGGCGGAAAAATTGAAGACTTTGGTCAAAACAAAACTCGGGTAAGCGGTCCTGCATCTATTACATATGACGATAGAATGGGCAGTATTCCATTAGGTGGATATGTATTAAATCAAGCGGCATCGATGGATCCAGCAAATGCTAAATTAGTAGCAGCAGCACCATCAACTCATAATAACAGCGGTAGCAATATAACTGCTTTGCTTACACCAAAAGAAACAGTATTTGGTCCAGGAATTCAAGATAATCCAGAGCTATTGGCAGCAGTAGATGCAGCAAATAACGGAAGACCACTTCCAGGACGTATGGGTGGCGGAAAAATTAATCTTTCAACATCTAATTATGGAGCAATAAATCCAACAGCAATGGTTAAAATTTTATCACAATTATTTAAACGCAATCCAAAACTTTCAAGGGAAATGCTTCGAGGCAGAGATATGTCTTTGTCTGGTGCGGAAGCCAGAGCATATCAGGAAAGTGTTTTTGGAACTGCCCTTAGATCATCATCTAAAGAATTAAGCAGGCAGTACTATTTTGTAGGTAATTGGGGCGGAAGATTAAGAGCAAGTGTTAATACAGCTCTTTCTCATGGTGCTGCTAAAAAGGCTGATATTGTAAGCGATTTAATGCATGGATCATCTCAGCAGGCATTGCCTTCACTTACCAGATTTTTACAAGTAAATAAAGTACCTCCAGACAAAATAGCATTACTAACTGATCGTGCTAGAGCAAACATGGTTTCTGGTTTGTCTGGTACTGGCAAAATTGGAGAAGCGGAATGGTCAAGGCTACAACACAAAGAATATCTTGCAGTAGCTAAAGAGCTTCGTTTAAGAAAAGAATATCTAGAAAGCTTAAATGTTCCAGGACAAAGAAGAGCTCATTCAACTGACCCAGTTGCTAGAGGAATTCAAGCGGAGACTGCTTTAAATCCATATGGTAAAACAGATTTAGAAAAACTTATTGCAGCAAATGATGCCAATGGTACAAGGTATATGGGCTCATATCGTAATTATGGAATAGAAAAAATTAATGGAGAACCTACCGCATTAGCGCACATGATGCCTAAATTTAGTGGCGGAGGAATGATCGGCAATGTCTTAAAGGGCTTGGCCATGAGAAGAATTGGTGCAGGATTTGGACCAACTGGAGCTCCTAAGCCAAGTATGTATGAGTCAGCACCATGGGGAGTTAACTCACTTTCAATTGGAATGGCAGAAACATTATTTGCAAATTCTGGATTAAGAAAAAATACACAAAAATTATTTTATGATAAGTTTGCGGCAGCTATGGCAAAAGAAAAGCCATACGGTTATGTTAAAGATGCAAAGACTGGTTCTTTAAAGCACGGGCTTGAGCCAGATGTACTAGATTCAATTATTAGATCAGCAGCTTCAGATCTGATTTCAGACAGAAATGTATTAAGACAGTTGTCCCCAATAGACAGAGACATATTAAAAAATAAATATTTAAATTGGGATTCAAAACAAAATACTCCAATGACAGCAGAACTTAAAAAGAAAATATTTGATATTAGCGGTAATAGAGAAATGGGTGGTCCAGTATCTCCAGGACAAAATTATGTTGTTGGAGAAAAGGGGCCAGAAATATTTAGACCACTTCAGAGCGGAAATATTATTCCTGGATATGAAGTTGGCGGAGTTATTAAATACGGTAAAGACTCATATGGACTTAGTGGAAATCCAGCAAAACGTGCAGAACAGCTTGCAGAAAAAGCAGCACGTGCTGAAGCAGCTAAATCTTACGGGGGACAAAGATCTTTCCCTTACGCACCAGGATTAAGACTTCCCTTATCAGGAGCAGTCTCATCTATAGACTCTGCTTTCTCATCAATGGCTTCTTCTCTTAAAGCAGGTTCAAATAAATTAATAACAAGCACAAGAATGATTAATGATCAGGTATCTTATTCAATAAGATCACTTGTAGACGGATCAAAATTATATGCAAACTCTATAACATCATCAGCTAAATCCATTGGTTCTTCTTACAAACGTGGTGGTTCTGAAATATTAATTGCTGGAGTGCCAGGAGCATTCCCAGGTGGCAAAGAAGATCGTGCTTCAAGAATGGCTAGTTCATTTAAAACTAATGCCGCATATTCAACAGCAGCAATTATGCACCCAATACAATACTTAAAGACAAAAGGATTAAATCCAGAGTTTGGTCAAGGCGCTGGTGCAAACATGGTTGGAATGATGGGCGGAATGGCAGCAGGTGGAGCACTAGGTGGAAAACTTGGCGGTCAAAATGGCGCAATGATGGGTAGCATGGCTGGAATGATGGGTGGCCAAATGCTTCTTCCAAAAATTGGTGGAATGATTACAAAACGTGCAGCGGCTAGCGCAGCAACAGCAGGATTAGCTTCGGCGGGATTTGGAGCAACTGCAGCAGCAGCCGCAGGACTAGTTGCACCATTAGCAGCTGTAACAGTAGCAGTAATTGCTGGTTACAAAGCGTGGAAACATTATAAAGAAGGACAAACTCTTAATATAGCTACATTTGGTTTGACTGCAGAAGCAGCTAAAAAAGCTGGACTTAGATTTACAGACTTTGGTTTAAAAATTAAAGATACTATACAAGACGCAAAAGATCTAGCTGATGCAAATAAATTAATTTACGAAAGCATGAAGGATGGCGGAACTCCATTCCAGATGACTATTGCAGAATACAAAAAATTAAAGGTTGAAGTAAAAGAAACATTTGGTGAACAGATTAAGGCACTAGATAGACAGCCATCTAATAAGGTTCCAGATGCAGTTCGAAGAATTAAAGAGCAGTTAATTGCTGCTGGAATGTCTGCAGAAGAAGCAACCAAGAAAGTATATACAATGCTTCAGCTTTCAAATAAGAAAGACCAATCAATTACTGCAACACTTGGCAATGCAGGATTTAAAGAAATTACAGATCCTCAAACTGCTGCAGTTTCTGCAGTTACAAGTTTTGGCAAAGATACTAAAGACCAAGGAAATAAAGAAAAAGCAGCATCATTAAACACAGCTCTTATGGCTACCGAAACTGGAATTAATGATTTAATTGCCAAGCGAGAAAGGCTTGTGGCAAAAGATTTGACTGGAAAGACTAAGTCTTTAACATATGCAGAAGCCGAAAAACAAATGATAGACCAGATAAATAAATCAAAAGAAGCTGGCACAGTAATCACTAAGGGCACAATTGATGAAATGGCAAAAACAAATCCAGAAGTTAAAAAAATGATTAATGGATCTGATACAGTTGTAAGCGTATGGCAAAAAATTAGATTGCAGGCGCAAGGATTTACTGGTGATCTTTCTAAATTAAATTCAGCTCAAACAAAACTAATTGCTGATTCTTTTGCTGCTATAGCAACATCTGTAGTAGCCACAAATTCAAGTAAAGATGGACTTCTTTCAAAACAATATAGTGCGCTTGGAAAATTAGAAGACAAGATTAAATCTTATACTAAAGCATTAAAGGGTCAAACAGTTTCTCAGCAGATATCTGATAGGGATAAACTGTCTGCACTTAATAAGCAAATTGAGGCAAATAACAAATTAGCTGAAGCTAGAAAGAAAGCATTAACTGCTGCACAAGCAGATGCTGATCTTGGTAGAGAGATTGAAAAAACTAGACTTGAAATGCAAAATGCTTCAGCTACTGGAGATACGGTAAAAGCACAATCACTAAGAATTGATTTAGAGTCATTAACATCTCAGCAACAAACAGAGTCTCAAACAAAAGCTATTGATAAAGCAACTGAAGCTGCAAACAAGCCTCTACAAGATGCTATTGCAGCCATGAACAACAAACAGCAGGGTCTTGCAGACAGTGCAGCATTAGCTGGAGAAAGTCTAGACAAGGTTCGCACTAAATATGATGAGCAAAAAGCAGCTATAGATAAAGTAAATAATTCAATGACTGCACTTTATGGAAATGCAGCAGCAGCTGGTAAATCAATAGAAGAATATGTTAAGACAAATAAAGAAGCTGCAGCAGGATTAGTAGCAGCAACAGAAGAAGCTACTGGTACAAAGATGGAAAGATATACTGAAACAAAAGCTTATGAGGGTGGACAACTAGTAACTAAAAAAGTTCCAGTTTCACCACAAGCAAATGCACTATCAATACTAGCAAAAGCAGGAGCGGGATCTGCTGTTAATGACGCACTTGCAAACAGCATTAAGGGTGGAGCAACACTTAAAGATGTTGTAAATGCAGTAAAGGGTGGCGTTGCAGGAATAAAAAGAAAAGATATTGCAGTATCTGGAGATTATTCTAAAGCAATGGAAGAAAAAGAATTTAATGGAGTTAAGACAAAAGTTTTAAATGCACAAGCTAGAAGATCAATTGCACAATCACAAGACTTACAAATAGGAGAAACTTTTATTTGGAATGGTCAAAGATATGGAAAAAGCCAAAAAGATGGCAACATTGTTTTTATGGGTAAAGCTGCAACTGGAGTACAAGGCGGAGCGGCAGGAATGTACCTTGTTGGAGAAAAGGGACCAGAATTTGTTCACTTAAAGAGCCGTGCTAATATTATGCCAAACGATGTTATGAATACATTAGCTGCAGCATCTCCAAGATATAATTTTGATAAAGCTCAATATAATATGAAAGACGGAACTACTTCAGGTAATTCATATGTTGTAAATCAAAATATTTACGCATCTGAAGGAATGGATGTTGAGGCATTATCAAATATGATTGTTAAAAAAGCAGAAATTGTTATTGGACAAAAGGCCAAAGTTAATGTTAAAATGGTTGGACAGGGGAAGAATATATAATGGCAGCTTTAGTATTACCAGTCGGCTCAGCATTGTTTATACAAGATGCTAATAGCGTATGGCAAAAATTAACTGAACATAATAGGTCTCCAATATCCGTAGATGTACAACGCTTTGAGCAGACCTCTAGGATGGCCAATGGAAGCCTTAGAAAGCTGTTTATAGCCGATAAGAAGAACATATCCACCTCCTGGAGCATGGTTCCGTCATATTCTACTATGACCGTAGATGCAGGCTGGGGAGCGGAAGATATAAAAGCATTTTATTTAAGTGCTAAGGGCCAAGGAACATTTAATGTAAGAATAGCCTATAACTCATCCAGAACCGAAGATTTTGCCGCAAGCTTTACTTCATGCTCATTTAATATGATCAAAAGAAATGTAAAGGAAAAAACGGCGGATGCGGCACAGGCATTTTGGGATGTAAGTATTTCACTGGAAGAAGTATAATGCAATCAGTAAGCCAAACAACTCTAGATAAACTTAATACATCTGCTTCATATTCAATGTCAGGCGGATGCTGGCTAGAATATAATATGAACGATTTAATTGATAAAGCAGCAGTTACAGCCACACCAGCCGATACTGCAACTCAAACAGATCCAATTACTGGTAAAACATACCAGCCATTTAAAAAGCTATTTCCCCTAACAAGTATAATAGATCCAAGGAGACCTGGAGTAGCAGGAATAAATTATTTTATATTAAACCAAAACGTTACGAACAGCATACCTAAGTATAATGTTTCATCAGATCTTGCAGTAAGAACTTACTTTTCTAGCCCGAAGAATCAATATAAATTTTGGGTATCTCCTAAATCTGGGGGAACAATTTTAGATAATTTTAGCTTTACGGTAGATTATCCAATAATACAAACTGCTGTTGCAAATACCATACTTGTTAAATTTGAAACATCTTATTCTAAGCCGTCTACATGGTCTATTAAAATACAAGATCACGCTGGCGCTGAAACAACAATATCTACAAATGGAGTTGTGCCAGATAATGGAGTATTCCAGTTATATTGGAATGGATCATCATGGTCTACTACAAAATTTACAACACCTTCTGCTCCAGTTAATATTAAAAAAATTATTGTAGCAGTAAATACAATTAGCGTTGCCAACTCTTATCTTGGAGTAATAGAGGTTGGAGCAAGATATATTCAAGACGTATCAAATAGAATAGTTTCTTTTCAAGTTTCAAAAACCTCATCTGATGACTCATCTGGCATTGTTCCAGTTGGATCAGTAACCTCAAATGCTTTATCAATGTCGCTAGAGGGATATGATAAAAAGGGTATTGAGTATGATAAAACAATGCCATTTAACAAAGACAACATTAATCTATACAAGAACGTAAAGGTCTCCCCATTCAATAAAATAGGAGATGATGTTATTCCACAAGGAGTATTCTACATAGATTCGTTTACCTTATCAGAGTTTGGAGATATTGATATACAGGGATTAGACGGAGCAAAGTTTTTACAAGAAATCCTTGCTCCAGATATTGTAATTCAAAATGCCCCATCACAAGCAATAATAAGAAGGCTTTTAGATAGCGTAGGATTTACTCAATATAATTTTAATACATATGGTAAGGGCAATGCAAATAAAGTTGACTCTGCTACTATAGTCCCGCTATATTGGTTTACAGAAGATACAAAAACAGTGTGGCAGCACATACAAGAGTTATGCAGAGACACGCAAATGATAGCAACATTTGATAATAATGACATGCTTCAATTCTATCCTAGAGATTATTTATTTGATAAAACAAGAACATCTAGTTTTAAATTTAGAAGCGAAACTAAAGGCACTAATATCCCTAACATAATATCTTTAACTAAAGAAACAGTTCCATCTGTTAAAGCTGTAAAAGTAATATACACTCCAATTATTAGCACAAACTATCAGGGGTCTTCAGATAACCTTTATGTTTCTCCACCAGCTTCTCTTGGTGCAGCCGCATTACAGACTACTTTATCAGCAACTGCTCCAGCTGAAACAGATGCACTAAAAGGCGTAGTATCTTTATCTCCTATAAGTGTATACAGCGAGTTGGCAGATACATCTTTTTATAATAAAGCTGGATACTTCCTAATTAACAATGAAATAATTGAATATGATGCAATTGAATTTCAGTATGAACCTCTTTCTGCTCCTAATACAGTTATAAAGAAATGGATAACATCAGACTCAGACATTGCTAAATTTCTTGGGGAAAGCAAGATCAATTCATTTAAGCCTACTCTTAGATATAGAATTAAAGAAAGAAATGCATTTAATGCAACTGGTAAAGGTATTGGTGTTGGAGAAAACCATTTAGTAAATATTGATTCATTAAAAGAAGAATGGACTGGGTCTAGGCTAAACTTAAAAAATAAAACAAATATTAGCGACCCATCAGCATTTTCATTAAGACAAACAGATGGATCTGGAACTTCAATATCTAGATCCCTGCTTACAATAGTTGCCCCTCAAGCATCTAAAGAATATTACTGCGCTTCAATTAATCCAGATATAAACTTTACATCACAAAAATATTTTTCAATTGGAACAGCTTTATTTTTTAAACTAGCAAAAGCAGGAACAGGTAGAACAACTGGAGAGCAATATGTATCTGCTGGATTAGGCATAGGTCTTGACGCCAATAACTTAAATGGGTATATTTTAAAAATTGGAACTTCTCAAAATGTAGCAAACAAAGGATTAAACTATAGAGACGTGCAGTTATATAAAATAGTTAATGGAGTAGAGACTGCAGTTTCTGATACTCAAAAAACAGAAGATGTATCAATTACTGGAGTATCTGGGGGAGAATTTTATAGAGTAGACGTAAGAGTTTCTCAAGCAACAACTGATAAAATAATATTTAAAATTAAATTTAATAATTCAGTTATAACAGCAACAGACTCTGAGCCAATAGCATTAGGAAATAAAATTGCATTAGTTGGCATGCAAGGCGAAGTAGCTTTTGACTATGCATATATCTCGTCATTAAAGAAAGAAGATTTTACTGGCTCTTATTCTTATGACAACTATGGCTCATATGTTGGGTCAGCTACAGAGCTAAAGAATGTGTTTGGCGATTTTATAGCTATTGGATCTGCTTCTACTATTCCAAGTCCATGGATAAAAGAATTTGGTCCTGTTGCAAGAGAAATTAAAAAGATATCAACTAAATATGCAACTAGACCAGGATTTGTAAAATACCCTCAAATAATATTAAACCCTAACGTAACATTATTGGGATATGATGCCAACTCATTTGGGATAGATGCTTATATTTTAAATAATACTGGGGCATTTGTTGATTTAGCAGACGGCGGACAAAAGAGTTTTATTGTAGTTGGAGAAACAGTTGCTCCATTAGATCCATTTGAGTATATTGATCCAGACCTATCTGCAACTAAAAATGATGAGCAGGTTGCATTTGAATCTATGTGGATACAAAAAGAATCGGAAGCAATGGAGCTTTCTAAATGGATGAGAACACAATGGTCTAAACAGCAAACAGTAATTCAAATAGATGTATTCCCTAATCCTATTATTGAAACAGGAGATGTGGTGGAGATATCTTACCCTAATAACTTGGTATATTCAACTGAGGATACTGGTAAAACGGCTGGCAAATATATTGTACTAGATATTGAGCAGGGGTATAGTCAGGCTCCATCTACAAAGCTTACCTGTAGGTCGATTTATGTTTAATGAAATGGTAGAATCTTAGTATGGCTACAAAAAAACCAAGAATAGGAAAGTCGCAGATTGCTGGCGGAGTTAAAGTCCAGCTACCAGTAGACTCACCCCTAATTGGAGTATTAAAAACAGATCAATATGATGTTGTAAATGTATATACCAATCAAATAGATAAGACATATATTGCTTCATCTCCAGATAACAACGATGACCCTGATGAAAATGATGATAATTATCCAGACGATCCCATAGATACATCTGATGCACCAAATTTAGAAGATATAGTATTAATTGGAACTACGGGTAAAAGATATTCATCTGGCCAAACAATAACTGATCCAGAGATATATTATGACGCAAACAATAACAGATTACTTAGAGTTACTTTCGAAGTTAAAAATAGTGTTGGAGAAACTGTAAAGGGAGTAATGATAATATGATAACAAAATTTGGTAAAAGATTTATAACATCTTATTTAGCGAGTGGACTTGATTTTAATCAAAAAGACATAGCAATAGGAATAGGGTCGCAGGCTCCAACCGTAAATGACTCAGACATGCAATTTGAATTTTATCGATCAGGAGTTTTTCTTGGAAGCTCTGACATACAAACAAATACAGCAACTGGAGTAACTACATATTCTGTAGTTTATAAAACCACGCTGCCAACAGACGTAGAAGGAATAATATCGGAAGTTGGAATTTTCCCTACTGGATTTTTGCAAAACACAGACTATTCATCCAAATACATATCATCATTTGAAGATACTACACAGTGGGCAGATTCAACTGGAGCTCAACCAACATCAGTATCAACGCCAACTCCAAGGATAGGGTCTTCATATTTTTCTGTTACAGCAACATCAGGACAATCAAAATCATACAGTTTAAATACTGTTTTTGATCTTTCTGGATATGGAGTAGAAGACTCTATGACTCTTGCTTTTTATCAATCAGATTTAAATTTAGATTATATTTATGCTAGATTTTATAGCTCACTAACTAACTATAAAGAAATAAGATTCCCTGGATATTCAACAATTGGTCAAAAAATTTCATTACCAATTAAATTATCTAGTTTATTTAACTCAACATTTTCGTCTACTGGATCAACAGATTTTTCTAAAATTACTACAATAGAAATAGGAGCCAAAGCTAAATCTTCAGGAAATGCAAATGTTTTATTAGATGGATTAAGACTAAATGATGAAGATAGATACAATAGTCAATATGGTTTAATTAGTAGATCTATACTTACTACGCCTATAGTAAAACCCCTTGGAGTAGAGATGGACATTGAATATAAGATAGATTTAGGATTCTTATAATGGTTGATAAATATTCGCCAGGCAGATATGATCCAGTAAGTGGAAATTATTTTCCAGCAGACTTAAGTAAAACAAACGAAGAGGCAGCTAATGCAGCAAATACAAAAACTGCAGATGCATTTACTGTTAAAAAATCAGGCTTAAATGTTGTGATGAATGGCAAGTATCAATTCTCGTTTGCGTATTTGTACTCTGACCCAAATAATGCTTCAAACCTTATTCCTGGAACAAGGTCCCCAAACTTTGTAGTTACGCTACAAACTCCTGATTTAACTCAGCCAGTGACTAACCTTGTCGTAACACCTTCACTTCTTTCTTATGGAGTCAATTGGACTTTAATAGATAAAGCTTTAGCTGCAAACAAATGGCTTATTGATATACAGATATACGAAAGTTTAACTGGAGCATTTGCAGGAGAAGAATATTTAGTTTGGAATGGAAACGGAAACTCTGCAACTATACTTGTTTCAAACACAGCCAACAGATGGATACGTGTTGATACACGAGATCAAGACTATAGAAAGAAAAGTGTTTCTTTTGGCCCATTCAAAGCAATAGACCCAATTGTTGTAGATACAACTGGACCAGCAAACGTAACTTCCGTAACTGCTGAAAGTGGAATTGATACATCTGGATACCTGGGATTCAATGCTTACGCAAACATATCTTGGCCAGCAGTAACAGGTGGAGGCATAAGAGGATATAGAATTAGATTTAGCAATGATAGCGGAGCCACCTATTCTTATGTCGATTCTCCAGGAACTGGAACAACATATAAGCTTGCTGGATTAGTAATTGGCTCAACCTATAAAATAGCAGTTGCTACATATGATGAATATAATAATACATCTTCTTCATATATATCTGGACCAGATGTTACGGTTACTGGAACTCCATCAGTAACAAATTTTATTAAGGGCGGCGATTTTGAATTCGGAGTAGGAGTGGGATCAGTAGCAACAAATAAAGGTTTATATTTTGATGCCAGCAACTATTGGTATATTAATGCAGCAAACAGCGCCAGACTTAAAGTTGGTGGGTCTACAAGCAACTACCTACTTTGGGACGGCTCTACATTTGCTGTAGATGGTAACATAACGGCTAGAGGTGGGCAGTTTAGCGGTAATATATTTATGTCTACAACTGGAGCATCTATATATAGCGGAACAATTGATGCAACTACTGGGAATCTAACTGGTAACGGATTTGCATTAAATTCAACGGGATTAAAGGTTGCTAACGGCACAAAGTCTGTAACTATATCTGCTGCAACTGGAACTATAACCGCAAATGGTGGGAGCATAGGTGGCTGGAATATAACAGATACAACACTATCTAAAAATAATATTATATTGGATAGCGCTGGACAAATACAAGTTGGATCAGCAGCAGCAACTAGCGTATATCTTAAGTCATCTGGAGACTTTCTTATGTGGGCTGGCAATAATACTCCAGATGCAAATGCAAAATTTAGAGTAGGAACAGACGGAACATTGTATGCAGTAGGTGCAGTCTTTGGGGCTGGCACAAGCGTTTCTGGATATGCAACTTCTGCACAATTAACTGCAGTTGATACAAAGGCTACTAGTGCAGCTAGCTCAGCTGCTACCGCATCAACTTCTGCACAGACTGCTGCAACAAATGCAGCAACTGCAAAAACCGCAGCAGACGCAGCAAAAGCAACAGCAGATGCAGCACTTCCTAGAACAAGTTTTGATAGGGCATCTATTGTTAATGCAATTAATAATGGGGTAACAACAACTACAATTGATGGTGGAATTATAAGGACGGGAACTTTATCAGCAGCAGCAGTAGTGACTGATTTTATTTCCGCATTTCAAATCAATGCAACTAAGATTACCACAGGAGAGATCAGCGGAATTAAAGGAACTTTTACAAGTGGAGAAGTTGGCGGGTTTGTATTAGGAAATGCCGATTTAACTGCTAGCACCTCTAAGTCTCCTAGAATAATGTTTGGCAGCAAAGTATTGCTGGGATGGAACGGTGGATCAGATTATACAATATCAGCAGGAAACCCATACTCAGATGCTGGACAATCATTTTTTATCAATACACAGACAAACGTTTTTAGGTTTGCAGCAGACTCTGCATCAAGGGCATATGCAGGAGAAGTAAGAAACGGACTTAGAGCAAGAGATTTGTATTATATTACAAGCTTAAATGGCCCATCCTCATCTAGAAGATTTAAAGAAAATATTTCTTATGCACCCGAAAGATACTATGAAAGAATTTTAGATATCAAGCCAGCATTTTTTAAGTATGTCGATCAGCATCCAGATATGCCAACAGAATTGTCTAACGTTCACGCATTTGGTATAATTGCTGAAGACCTCGAAGAAGCTGGTCTTGGGTATTTTGTTCAAAGAAATATGAATGGCGAGGCTCAACAGCTAATGAATAGCCACGAACTAGCATGGCTATTAATACCAATAGTCAAAGAATTAAAACAAGAGGTAGCTCAGTTGAAGAGCAGATTGGATTCTTTATAATATGGCTCACGAAGGATTAATGTTTTTTTGTTCAATTTGCATAGAAGATCGTGTTGGCCACCCAACAAGAATGGATAAGGACGATGCATATCTAAATTGTTTTGAATGCAGCAGTGAGATGCAAACTACTTATACGAGGCCAGAGCAGCCAACAGAAAGTATGCTCACTCTCGAACACTATAATTTTATAAACGGACTAGACACAAATAACCCATAATGGTATACTGTAAATCTATCAGGGAGATATAATGGAAAATAAATTAGAACTAATTGTAACAGCTCTACAACAGCGTATTGGAGAGATTGTCTCACAATATGAGACGCATGTTGCAATACTTCGTGCAGAAATTACACAGCTTCAGCAAGCACAAAATCCTGCGGAGCCAGAGGAGAAGTAAAATGGCAGAACAATTACAACCAATGCCTGTAAATCCAGGGGATCCAATAACATCAGAGTTATTGTCTAACATTGTATCTAATATTAATATAATAAATAGTTTATCAAATAGTCTTAGCAGTAGCAGTAGCCCAACAGCAGATCCTAACCCTGCTGCTAGTGCAATACAAATTCAATCTGGACGAATAAAGATTACGGCTAACAAAGACGGCAAAACTGTTACCGCAGTGAAATTTAAAAAAGATTTTGATGCTCAACCAAATATTGTGTGCTCAATTTGGCAGTCATCTGGACAAGCAATATTAATTAATAAATATCAACCAATAGTAACTGCTGCATCAAATACAGGATTTTCAATACAAGCTCAAAATGTAGGAGCAACCGCTGGAGGTTCTTTTTACGTAAATTGGATTGCTTGTAGTACAACATAAGTATTGACATTATGTAGCATTATGCTACAATTTGATTTAGACTATAGGCCATGAATATTCATGGCCTATTAACATTAAGGTAAATAATGACAAACGATTTAAAGTGGATGCTATCATCAGATCAGCAATTTCCATATCAGGACGACAAGATGATCGATCTTTGGTTTAAAGTTATGAAATGGTTCAAGCCAGATGTTGTTGATTACCTTGGTGACACAGACGATCAAGCCTGTTATAGTAAATATACAGATGGCAAACCGACAGAATTTTTAAAGGCATATAAGAATGATGACGTGACAAATGATTTAGAGTTAATGCTAAAAGATATGAAAATTGAAGCAAGCGGCGCAAGAGAATTTTATGAAAGAACAAGAAAAATGCTTCCAAACGCACAACTATTCTCAGCACTAGGAAACCATGATATTAGAATTTTTGATTATTTAGATAAAAAAATACCTGAATATGCAAAACATGTAACACCAGAAGCTTTATGGAGTTTAGATTCATTGGGTTACGACTATATTTATTATAACGAATTACCAGAGCGCCGTTTTGGAGATATTCATGTTCATCACGGAATGTCAATTGCAGCCACAGGATCTGTTAGAAAAGATATGGAAGATATGCAGGTGTCTTTAATTAGAGGTCACTCTCATAGAATTGCTTCGCACATGGTTACATATGAACTTAGAAATAAAGGTAAAGGAGAAACTCTTCGTGGTTATGAGATTGGTCACATGTGTGACGAAAAGGGTCCAGGAATGAAATACACTCAACATCATGACTGGCAAAAAGGATTTGCTATTGCTCATATAGAAAATGGTAAGTATCCTCACATTAATATGATCCATGTTTCACCAGAGTATTCTTGCGTAGTGGATGGAAAGTTATTTCAAGTATGATTAAGTGTAATAAATGCGGAGGGAGAGTTTTTGTAGACAGAGTATTCTCTCAAAAAATGCATATGGAATTGTTTTGCATCATGTGCGGCAAGCGCTGGATGATGAATAAAAATACAAATAAGATGGGCAAATGGCTAGAGACACTAGAAGAAAATCACTCAAAGAAGTACGGTATTTCTTCTTAAACGAAAAAATACATAAGACTCTTAGCTTATCTAGAGCTAAAGATCAACTGATTGCTTGGTCGTATTTGGATAAGAAAAGAATGCTTTACCCATATTCAGAAGTAGATAAAAATATGGGAAGTGCTTATAGTATTGTTCAGGTTGCCTCAATGTTGAATAAACATAGGGTTACAATACAAGAGTATATTCTAGAAGGAAAAATTAAGTCTCCGCAAAAAATTTATCCAATAGGCAGTGCCTCAGAAGATGTTTGGTATAAGTATATGTTTAGCGACAAAGATATATTAGATTTACATCAATATATATTAGAAGCAGGTCACTCTAAAAATGTTCCATCTAAGGCAGAATTATTGGCTCTTCTCAAACACAGCTTTATATTGTATACTAAGACCGTAGACGGTTTCGTACCAGTATGGAAGGCGGAGTAATGAGTTACAACGCAATATATACACTTGAGACTGGCGCTTCTAAGAAGCGTAAGAGAGAAAAAGAAGTTGAAGAATGGAATTCAAAGAACGGCCCTGTCGTAGTGAAAAAGGTGGAAGATGGAAAAAAGTAGGGTAGTTACTTGTGATATTTGTAATCGGGATATAGAAGTTCGTTGGGGCATATTTGCCAGTGATACACTAACTAGACATAAGAAGGCGGAACATAAATGACAACGAGAGTAAAGGTCGATCTTTCTTTTACTAGAAATCTTGGTAACTATGAAAGCATTAGGATTAATGTTGGCGTAGAAGATGATGTTCGTTCTGGGGAGACAGTTGATTCTGCCACCGAAAGGGTATACGCATTTGTAGAAAGCAAGCTTGTTCAAAAGACAAGCGAAGTAGAGGAAGAGCTTAAGAGTGGCAAACAATAGAGAGCCATATATCCTTATGACAAATTACCAGAATCTTTACAAAGAGAAATATGGTAGACTTCCTACACTAAACAAATTTAGAGAAAAGTGGGCTATGCAAGATGTAATCGATAGCGTAGGATTTCATAAGGCAAATGATCTATTAAACTATTATTTTAGTCTAGAAAAAGCAGGCCACCCACTGCAATTCTTTTATTATAACTTTGACAAAATGGAAAATGCTAGAATAGAACTACAAAAAGATATTGAGACACGCCGACTACTGCGAGAGTCTACTAAGAAGATGGTGGAAGAGGGCGGGCTATGAATACAGAAGCAACACTAATTTCTGCCATATGTAAGAACAAAGACATTAGCACTGTTATGGCAGAGAATGTAGATGAACTATTTACTTCTCATGGAGATGTTTGGGATGGATTAAAGTCCTATTATAATAAGTTTAAGGCTATACCAGAAATTGGAATCCTGCAGGAAAAGTTTAAAGACTTTGAGCCAGACTTAAATGCAACAGCAGAAACTGCCTATTACTTAGATAACCTTAAGAATGAGTTCTTATCTAGCAGACTAAAGAGTATTTTAATTCGTGGCGGATCCATGTTAAAAGAAGATGCAGCCTCTAGAGTAATTGGCGAACTTCAATCACAGCTTTCTAGTTTAAATAAATATACTAATAATGTGCGTGACCTAGATATAACTGATGCAGATAATGCCATTAAGCATTTAGAGGCTCTGAAGGTCCGTACAGCCGAGATGGGCGGTTCTCCAGGTATCAAGACAGGGTTCCAGTCAATCGACCTTGCATACCCCACTGGAATGGCTCCAGGGCACCTTATAGTGGCCATTGGGTGGCCAGGACGAGGTAAGACATGGTTTACATCATATCTAGCCTGTAAGGCCTGGGAGCAGGGATTTAAGCCAATGATCGTATCCCTTGAAATGACTCCAGAAAATATGCGTGACAGAATTTATACCATGCTTGGGTCTGGTCTATTTAAGGCAAGCGACTTTGCTAAAGGAGATATTAATATTGATGATTTCAGAACTTGGTCTGGAAAGAAGTTTGCGGACAAGAATAAGTTTATCTTGGTTTCAAATGAAGGTTCTGGAAACGTAACTCCAAATGCTATTCAGGCTAAGATAGATCAACATAAACCAGACATTGTTATTCTTGATTATCACCAGTTGTTTACCGACAATAATAATTCAAAAGCACCTACAGAACGTAACATGAATATTTCTCGTGAGTTTAAAAACTTAGCCGTAAGAAATAACATTCCTATTATTGATATCACTGCTGCTACGGCAGACGATATTACAGATCAAGATAACCCACCAATGATGAGCCAAGTTGCTTGGTCAAAAGCAATTGAATACGATGCAGATATGGCTATGGCTATTCATAAGTACAAGGGCACAGACATGATTGAAATTGTTTCCAGGAAGAATAGACACGGACATGACTTTGGTGTATTCTTAGATTGGGATATTAATAGGGGTATCGTCAAAGAGATTTACGAAAATCCGTTTGCAGATGACGCACAAAAAAATTAAAAGATTTCAAATTGATGTAGAGTTTAATGACGACAGTCAGATTATAAGCTTAAGGCCTCAATACGAAAACTTATTAACACAAGACATGCGTGGTAAAGGATACGTAAGAGTATTAGATATTGATCCAGCTTTCTCAATAGAGTTTACTGGAGAAACATGGAGATTCTTAATGACTCTCCATGGAATATACGTGGGAAGGAAGAAGGCATGGCAATTCGAGGGTACAACTCAAAACAAATTGATACCAAGGACTACGCCCCAAGCCACATTAAATCAGTTCTAGCTGAAATAGGATTGAATATTGTTGGTGCCACAGGCAATGACTTCCTATGCTACTGCCCGTTTCATTCCAATAGACACACATCTAGCTTTAGCGTAAGCCAAACATCTGGTGCATTTATTTGCTTTAACCCTGCTTGCGGAGAGACTGGCACTCTAATTGATTTAATTAAACGCACTATGCACAAAAATGATTTTCAGTCTTTAAGATTAATAGCAGCCAAAGAAACAGAAGCGCTAGATAACTTTGATGAAATTATGGAAGACATGCTTGAAGAGAAGCCAGCCTTCGAAGAATTTTCACAAGACATATTGGATAGGCTTCACTCTGACCTTGCCAGTAATGCTAGCGCCAGATCGTATCTTGAGTCTAGAGGAATTAACATAGAGTCAATGAAACATTTCGGTCTTGGCTATTCGCCAGCAATGAATATGGTAGTTACTCCAGTGCATAGCCCAGATGGAATGCCAATTGGAATAGTTGGTAGATCTATTGAAGGGAAGACTTTTAAGAATAGCACTAGCCTTCCAAAAAGTAAAACTCTATTTAACATTCATAGGGCAAAGAAAATTGGGGATCAGGTAATAGTTTGCGAATCAAACTTTGATGCAATAAGAATTCATCAGGCTGGGTTCCCTAATGTTGTCGCAACTCTAGGTGGATTTTTGTCTAACGAACAACAATCTTTATTAAATAGACATTTTAATAAGATAATAATTATGACAGATGCGGATGAAGCTGGTAGAGAATTAGGTAAATCTATTTCTGGCAAGCTTAGGAATAAAGATATTTCTTGGGCCTCCTTTGGATATCGTGAGATATATCCAAATAAGGCTAAGGATGCTGGCGATTTGACTGAAGAAGAAATAAAAATATGCATAAAAAAATCGGTATCAGATATTGAATATCGCTCATGGATATGATATACTAAACAAACAGATGGATTTACACCATCAACTATACAATAAGGAGATACAATGGGTATCGTAAAAGGTCTAAAAGGATTAAATCAAGTTATGGACAAGCCTTCATACAACGACGGCGACGGAACAAAAGCACGTTGGGCAAAGCTAGAAGATGCAGAGAGCGTAAAAGTTCGCTTTTTGCAAGAACTAGATCCCGACTCACCGATGTACAACGAAAAAAATGGTTTGGGTTTTATTGCCGTAGAGCACACTAACCCTAAAGACTATAAGCGCAAGGCACTATGTTCAATGGAAGATCAAGGCAAGTGCTATGGTTGCGAACAGCACCGTAAAGATTATAAGGCGGGATGGAAAGGTCGTTCACGACTTTACATGAACGTATTAATTGATGATGGCAAAGAAGAGCCGTATGTAGCAATTCTTTCTCAAGGCTCAAGCGGTAAAACAATTACTCCAACTCTTATTGAGTACGCTGGCGAAATGGGCTCTATTAGTAATCTAATGTGGCGAATCAAACGCTCTGGACTAAAAACAGACACAAGCTACACAATCATTCCCTTGGCTAAGGATGAAACACCGTTTGACTCTTCAGCACTTGAATTGTATGATTTGGAAACAACAGCAATTCGAGACTTGCCTTATACAGAGCAAGAAGCATTCTTTAATGGAGAAGGCGGAAACCAAGAAGCCTCTGATGCTTCAGACTCAGACAGCAATTTAGTCTGGTAACTATTTATAGTCAGGGGCAGTCTATTGACTGCCCCTGCTTTATTTAGTAGAATAACATTATGCTTACATATGAAATCCCAGATCCGTTTGAGACATTTGTTGCTAATAAGTATAAAGACTATAAAGGAATGTTATACGACTTCTTTGCACGAGAATGGTATTTAAAAACTGCATGTTGTGGAGAAGAGCTTTACGCACCAAACAAAAAAACTATGACTAAGATAAGACTTTATCATACAAGAAATGAATGTACGGGCGGATATTAATGAGTTTTACACACCTACATGTTCACTCCTATTATTCATTAATGGATGGACTTAATTCGCCTAAAGAGTTATGCCAAGCTGCCTTAGATGCTGGTCAAACGGCAATTGCAATTACAGATCATGGAACTCTTTCTTCCCATAGAGATATGCAAATTGCAGCAAAAGAAGTTGGTATAAAGCCAATCCTTGGTGTAGAGGCTTACATTTCTCCAACAGATAGGTTTGATAGATCTTCTAAAACAGATAAATCTATTCAAGCATACAATCATATTATTTTATTAGCTAAGAATAAAAAAGGGCTGGAGAACATTAATGCTCTTCAGGAGCTTGCATGGAATGAAGGATTCTATCACAAACCAAGAATTGACAGAGAGGTTTTAAATGATTATAGCGAAGGTATTATCGTTCTCAGCGGATGTCTTAATGGACTCATTAGTAAGGCTATCGATAAAGGTAACATGGAGGAAGCAGAACTTCTTCTCAAGGGTTTTAAACAAACTTTCGGACAAGATTTTTACGTGGAAGTGCAATCACATAACCCTGTGGAGATCAACTCCGCCCTTTTAAAATTAGCGGATGAATTAGGAATTAAAGCGGTGGCAACAGGAGATGCTCACTTTGCTAAAGAAGAAGATAGAGTCCTAGAAGAAGCCATGCTTATTTTATCAACATCCCCTAAGATGGATAAGGATGCTGACTTTGATATGTCTAGAAATATCA